CGAATAGTGTGTATAGCAACAGCGAAGATAAATGGCGACGCATCGACCAACCTAAAGCTTTGAGCAAGCTAAAGAATATATTCGACTGGAGAGCTTATCCAGAAGAACAGAAAGAGCAATGGTACGATTATATAGATGAGGAATTTAAAAGGAGAGACGAAGGTTTCTGGTTTCAAAATGCTGGTGTTCCAACTTATATTACAGGAACTCACTACATGTACCTCCAATGGAGTAAAATAGACGTAGGTGCTCCAGACTTTAGAGAGGCTAACAGATTGTTTTATATATTTTGGGAAGCTTGCAAAGCTGATAGCAGATGTTACGGTATGTGTTATCTTAAAAACAGACGTAGTGGTTTTTCATTTATGAGCTCGGCTGAAACAGTAAATCTAGCTACAATATCATCAGATGCTAGATATGGAATATTATCAAAATCAGGAGCAGATGCTAAAAAAATGTTTACCGACAAAGTTGTACCAATATCTATTAACTATCCTTTCTTCTTCAAACCGATACAAGACGGTATGGACCGACCTAAAAGTGAACTTGCTTATCGTGTTCCTGCAAGTAAGTTTACGCGTAGAAAAATTACGGCAAACGAAAAAGAAGAAGAGCTGGCTGGGCTTGACACTACTATTGATTGGAAAAATACAGGTGACAACAGCTATGATGGTGAAAAACTTAATCTACTAGTACACGATGAAAGTGGTAAATGGGAGAAACCAGACAATATACTAAACAACTGGCGGGTAACAAAAACTTGTTTACGTCTTGGTAGTAGAATTATAGGTAAGTGTATGATGGGAAGTACGTCAAACGCTTTAGACAAAGGTGGTGATAATTTTAAAAAGCTTTACAATGATTCAGATGTTGGAAAACGGAACCGTAACGGACAAACAAAGTCTGGTTTATATTCTTTGTTTATCCCAATGGAATGGAACTTTGAAGGATTTATTGACAGATACGGACAGCCTGTATTTAATACGCCAAGTAATGATGTATACGGACCCGACGGTGAATTAATAGATATAGGTGTAATTGATCATTGGGACAATGAAGTCGATGGATTAAGAGACGATCAAGATGCGTTGAATGAATTTTATCGTCAGTTTCCTAGAACTGAAGAGCATGCATTTAGAGATGAGACTAAAAACAGCCTATTTAATCTAGTAAAAATATACGAGCAAATAGACTATAATGAAGGTAATAGAAACTCTTCGGTTACAACAACTGGTAGTTTTCAATGGTTGAACGGTATTAAAGATAGTAGTGTAGTATTTAATCCAGATCCTGGCGGTAGATTTAAAGTAAGTTGGGTTCCAGATAGAAATTTACAAAACCGAGTAATACTTAAAAATGGAATAAAATATCCTGGAAATGATCACATGGGAGCTTTTGGCTGCGATAGCTATGATATTAGCGGTACTGTTGATGGTAGAGGATCCAACGGATCTCTTCATGGACTAACCAAGTTTAGCATGGAATCAGCTCCAGCTAATACATTTTTCCTGGAATATATTGCAAGACCACAAACCGCTGAAATATTTTTTGAAGACATACTTATGGCGTGTGTATTTTATGGTATGCCATTGCTTGCGGAGAATAATAAGCCAAGACTTTTATATCATTTTAAAAGAAGAGGTTATAGAGGCTTTAGTATGAACAGGCCAGATAGAGTGTGGAATAAATTATCTGTTACAGAAAAAGAAATAGGTGGTATACCAAACTCTAGTGAAGATATTAAGCAAGCTCATGCAGCTGCTATTGAAATGTATATAAATGATCACGTTGGTCATTTACAAGATGGAACTTACGGCACAATGTATTTTAATGAAACATTAAATGATTGGGCTAAGTTTGATATAAATAAAAGAACAAAGCATGATGCCTCTATAAGCAGTGGTCTAGCTATTATGGCTTGCAATAGGCATTTATATAAACCAAGACCAGATAGAAATATTAATAAAGTAAATATAGGTTTAGCTAGATATAACAATGAAGGCTATTCATCACAAATAATAAAGTAATATGGCTAATAGCGTTGCGGGTAAATATTTTCCAAGTCAAGTCGTGAGCGATCTTGAAAAGGTAAGTTACGACTATGGATTAAAAGTAGCTAAAGCAATAGAACACGAGTGGTATTCTGACAGTCAAGGTAGACTGAGCGGAACTTACAGTATGCACTCAAACAACCAAAGACATTTTCACAACCTTAGATTATATGCTAGAGGTGAACAGTCTATACAAAAGTATAAAGATGAACTATCTATCAATGGTGATTTATCTTATTTGAACTTAGACTGGAAACCAGTACCTATTATACCTAAATTTGTGGACATAGTTGTAAATGGTATGTCTGAAAGAGTTTATGATGTAAAAGCATATTCTCAAGACCCGTACGGCGTAGCTAAGAGAACAGAATACATGAACTCTATTCTTAGAGACATGAAAACAAAAGACTTTAATGATTTTGTTAGTGGAGCGTTTGGTATCAATATGTATGAAAACGATCCTAAAACTTTACCTGAAACAGAAGAAGAGTTAGCATTACACATGCAGTTAAGTTACAAGCAAGCTGTAGAGCTAGCTGAAGAGCAAGCTATAAATGTATTGATGGACGGTAATAAGTACGATCTTGTAAGAAAAAGATTTTACTATGACCTAACAGTACTAGGTATTGGTGCGGTTAAAACAAACTTTAGCACAGAAGAAGGTGTTACTATTAGCTACGTTGATCCTGCAGATTTAGTTTACTCATATACTGAGTCTCCTTACTTTGACGATATATATTATGTAGGTGAAGTAAAAACTATACCTATCAACGAGCTTAAAAAGCAGTTTCCACATTTAGATCAAGAAGACTTAGAGGATGTAACTAAAAATCCTAATTATCAAAGATTAGATCCTCACTCAACATACAACGAAAAAGATAACAATAAAGTTACTGTATTATACTTCAATTATAAAACATATATGAATGAGGTGTATAAAGTAAAAGAGACGGCTACTGGTGCTGATAAGTCTATAGAAAAAGACGATACGTTTAATCCTCCAGCTGATATGGAAGCTAATTTTACAAAGCTTCAAAAGCAAGTTGAAGTTTTATACGAAGGCGCTTTAATATTAGGTACTGACAAGTTGTTGAAGTGGGAGTTGTCTAAAAATATGATAAGACCTAAGAGCGATTATACTAAAGTTAAGATGAACTATAGCATTGTAGCTCCAAGAATGTACAAAGGTCGTATTGAGTCTTTAGTAAGTCGTATAACAGGTTTTGCTGATATGATTCAATTAACTCACTTGAAAATACAGCAAGTTATGTCAAGACTTGTGCCAGACGGTGTTTACTTAGATGCAGATGGTTTAGCTGAAATAGATTTAGGTAATGGCACCAACTACAATCCACAAGAAGCTTTAAACATGTTCTTTCAAACAGGTAGTGTTATTGGTAGATCTATGACAGTTGATGGTGATATAAATCCTGGTAAAGTTCCTATACAACAAATATCAGCTGGCAGTGGTGGCGCTAAGCTACAGTCTTTGATAGGTAACTATAACTACTATTTGCAAATGATACGCGACACGACTGGACTTAACGAGGCTCGTGATGGTAGTGCTCCATCGAAAGATGCTTTGGTTGGTATTCAGAAAATGGCGGCGGCTAATTCAAATACCGCTACAAGACATATACTGCAAGCTGGTCTATTCCTAACATCTGAAGTAGCCGAACAGTTATCATTACGTATATCTGATATAATAGAGTATTCACCTACAAAAGATGCGTTTATTCAAGCTATAGGTGCTCATAATGTAGCTACGCTTGAAGAAATGTCAGAGCTACACCTTTATGACTTTGGTATATTTATAGAGCTTGCTCCAGATGAAGAGGAAAAAGCTGTGTTAGAAAACAATATACAAATGGCATTATCTAAAGAAAATATAGATTTAGAAGATGCTATAGATATTAGAGAAATAAGAAATGTAAGTCTAGCTAATCAGTTGCTAAAAATAAGAAGAAAACAAAAGCAAGCAAAAGATCAAGCTATACAAGAAAGAAACATACAGCTTCAAACTCAGTCTAATACACAGGCTGCTCAAAATGCTGCTCAAATAGAGATGAAGAAAAATCAAATGGAAGCTCAAACAGAAGCTCAATTAGAGCAAATGAAAATGCAGTTAGCTATACAAAAGCTACAGCAAGAAGCTGAAATTAAAAAACAACTTATGCAAGTTGAGTTTCAAATGAACATGCAGTTGAAACAAGCTGAGGTTGAAGGCATGAAGACTAGAGAAAAAGAAAAAGAAGATAGAAAAGACGAAAGAA